GACCGGCTTGCGTGTCAACATGCCAGCCAGCATCCGCTCTAGCCGAACGTAATACGGTGCAAGAACAGAGCGAGCAAGCCTGTTGTCGTAACTTTCGTCTAGCTCGCGTGGTTCCTGCGGAAGGTAACGGCGATGGCGGCGCCTCATTTCGTAGGTGCCGCCGATCAGGTCTTCAATCAGAACCCAGTGAGGTTCTTGATTACGCCAAGCTGCGTTAGGATCATTGACCTGCGCGACGCGACTGGTCAGTTGGCGGTCATAGTGCTGAAAGCCGGAGTACACCAGATTTATCGCGCAGGCTATGGATCAGTTTAAGCAGCGACTGGTTCGCTAACAGCAGCGGACAAGGTTACGGACTTGCCGCGTACTTTGATCTCAAACTCATCGCCAGGCTTAAAGCCCATTTCCTGAACGTAGCCTTCACCAATGGACAGTTTGCCGTTGAACTGCACTTTGGTTTTGTAGGTGAGGCTGCGACCACGCTTAGCGGCAGGCTTTAGATCAAAGCCCTTGGCTTCAAGCAGTGCCTCGTAAAAGGAGGTAAAGCAGAGCTTGTCGTTTTTGACGTAGCCACACTCGCGGACGAGATCAGACTTGTTCATGTCGCCACATTCTTTGACTTTGGCGATGAGTTCAGAGCCGGTGAGCATTAGTAGTGTAAAACCGGGACGCTAATGACTATAGCTCAAGTCGTCAAGAGCGGCATCGACAAGTGCGCAAAAATCATTAACGCAGCAGGCATGGCATACAGTCCTGCCATCCTCAAGTTGCCAGCCATCAGGCGGTCCTTTGTCTTGCCCGATAGGACCGCCACAATCAGCGCAAGTCATGCCCAGTGCTGGATAAGGGTAATTGCGTCAGCGCGGAAAGTAGTAGCAACTTCACGGATCAGTTGGCGGGTGATCTGGGTGCCAGCACGCTTGAGATCCATCAGGCGGTTAGAAGCGCGACCAAAAGCCAGTTCACGCTCAGCGCGGATTTCCTTGGTGATCTGCTGACTGGTCTTGCCGCTGTTGCGTGCGGCACAAGTGCGGCCAAAGTGGACAAGCTCACCAAGATCAGACTGCATCAGGACAGTTGCCTTGAGGTTGGTGCGTCCGCAGCACTCACAAGTAGTGATGCTGTCGTCGGTGCAGATAGCGGTGTAGGTCATTGCGCGTTGGGCGGTGCCGGTCTTGCCGGCGATGTGAGAACTATACACCATCCGGGCGGAACCGGGGTGATTTTAGTAGAGCCTTACACCAGTTCCTCGTCCGGCACCAGCGTGGAGTGGGTTGAACTCGCGCCATACGAGGTAGCCGAGGGCGTCATTCATGTGGTCATGCCCGGCATCCTTATCAGGATCGCCCTTTTCTGTGTAGCACTGGAGTTCTAGGCATTCGATCAGGCGTTTGCAGGTATGGCTGATCTGTAGGCGCACCTGCCCTTTGCCGTTTTCTAGCAATGCCTGGACAGCGGCTACGCGATCACGCACTGGTGGGTTTGCCCGTGGTGACTGGTTTGACATGCCATAGCTTTCAAGGATCTGGATATCGGTTTGACTGGCGTTGGTGCTGCGGTTACCACCGGAGGCGTCAGGGTAAATGTAGATCCTGCGGTCTGGGTAACGTGCTTTAATCTGCTGCGCTAGGGCATCGGTGTCGTGAGCACCGCTGATTTCGTCGATTATTAGCAGGTTGCTGCCGAGCTTGACGCCAATGATGGCGGACATGTTGCCAACGTTAAAGTCAACGCCGATGCGTAGCGGTTCGCGGTCAGTGTCTGGCAGGCCACTGATGACGTGCTTGGCGCGGTCAAAGCGGTCGTAGATAACGCCAGTGGTGAGGTTGACGAACTCACCTTCTAGGTAAGCCTTCAGCAGATTGGGGTCGTAGTTTGCTTCTAGACGCTCGATGAAGTCCGGCGGCAGGTGTGGGTTATCTGCTGATCGCATCTTGATCAGCTTGCGATCATCGCGGTCTTTAGCCTGCTCGCTGCCGAAGGTGGTCCACATCCAGCGGAAACCTTCTGGTGTGGATGCTGCACCGAATTGACGGACGTTGCCAGCGCGTAGGCGGCCAAGGATTTTGGGAAATGCCTTGTTGGCAATGCTTGGCGTTACGGTGTCGATCTCATCAGCCAGCACCCAAGCTAGGTTCAAGCCGATGATGCGTGACCAGTTCTCGAAGCTACGGCACAGGATCTTGGTATCACCGCCTGGCAAGTGGAGCATGTATTCAGGAAGCGGCGATGCCCTAAAGGTGTACGGGATGTCGTACGCCTCTAGAAATTGCTCGAAGTCGTTTTGCCAAATATCACGGATCAACGGTCCAGTGGGTTCCATGACTGCACCGATGAAACCTTGATTAGCGGCTGCGAGCATTACGGCTTTAGCGCATAACGCTCGCGTTTTACCTGCGCCGTACCCTGCGCTGATGCCGATGATCTGCGTTGCGGTGTCGTCTACAAAGGCAAGCTGGCCAGGGTGAAGGTCATCACGGATGCGAGTGATTACACCGGATACGTCGATATCACCAGTGCCACGGTTTAGCTGTTGCAGCACGCTGCCGGTTGGTGCAGCAGCAAGGATGCTCACGAGCAAAGCTGCGCCAGCTTGGCAGCGGTGTTAATGGCACCTAAGGCGATGTGATACTGCCCAGCACGACGTGCTTCCATCTGCAAGGTGCTGCATTGCGACAGCAGATCAGCGATCATCTGCGGGCGTTCGATGTCCCAGTCAGCCTTGAGCATGTCCCGCGCCATGGACAGGTATTTGTCACATGAACGCTCACCAACCCCCCAGTTTTCGGCAGCAAAGCGAACACAGTCTGATCTGCGCCCACCATTGGCGATGATGCGTGCAAACTTTTGAGCACGCTGTTCGGTTTCTGCTTTTGTGCCTCGTTCGGTGGCCATCAGGCGGCCTCCCTTTGTTCCTCAAGGATAGCTTTTTTGCCGGTGAAGTCCTCCCAGCGTTTGATAATTACGTCGCAGTATTTAGGTTCCATCTCCATCATGCGGCATTTACGGGCAAGGTCTTCACAGGCAATCAGAGTGCTACCGCTGCCGCCAAATAGGTCAAGAACCACTTCGCCTTTTGCGCTGCTGTTGTTGAGAGCACGCTTGATCAGGTCTTGAGGCTTGAGGGCTGCGTGCATTCCTTGCTTTGGCTCTCTAGAACATTGCCAAACGTTCACATCGCTAATCTGCCTGTCTTTGGAGACTGCTGCGGTAGCAGTAATCGAGATGCCAACGTTAGCGCAAACGCCAAACATGATCAGCTCATGTTGTGAGCGATAGGCCTGCCCTAATGCACCATGCCCCTTGTCCCAAACAATCATGTTTTTGATGGTCAATCCTGCTCCCGAATAGCTATCCATGACAGCAGCCCAGCTTTTCCAGTCAAGACAAGAATAAAAATGCGCTCCTTTCTTTGCGGCAAGGAAGATTCCTTTGCCGATGTCTCTAAAGAATGGACGAATCATTTTATCGTCCGCAACGGTCGTTCCCGTACTGTTTCCAAATAGGGCATAGGGCGGGTCAGTGAACACCATGTCGGCCTTCTTGCCGTCCATAAGGCGTTCGACGTGCTGCGGGTTGGTGCTGTCGCCGCAGAGGAGGCGGTGGTTGCCGAGAATCCAGAGGTCGCCTGGTTTTGTGATTGGTTCCTCTGGTGGTTCTGGAACGTCGTCTGGATCGGTGTTACCTTCTGCGGTTTCTAGGACTTCAGCAAGGAGTTCGTCGTCTTCAAACCAAGGGGATAGATCGTGCTCATCGCTGAGCTGACGCAGCATCTCGTTATCCCATTCGCTGAGATCGCTTGAGCGGTTATCAGCGATGGCTAAACCTACCTTTTCGTCTTCGCTTAAGCCGGTACGACGCACTGCGATGAGTTCATCGCCTTCTGCTTCGATGATGCGTACTTTGTCGATGCCAGCTTTTTTAGCGCCTTCGACGGTGCCGTTACCGGCAAGGATTCTGCCGTCTTCGTCGATGACGATGGAGCGTGCAGCGCCGTAGCGTTTGAGCGATTCAGCGATGAGGGTAGCTGAACGGTCAGTACGCTTACGAGCGTTTTTATGGTCAGATTTTAGGTTATTGATTGAGGTCACGCAGAGCGTATGGTGATGCGTGCTGGAATTGTATCAAGAACTGGCTGAGTTGTTAAGTAGGCGGAGTTGGTTGATTTTGGGTTCAACTAGGTGGTGAGAGGAAACGGTGCCGCAGGTTTGACCGATGCAGACGCGGACGCAGCCATCAGACAAGTTTTCCAAGGTCGGCTGGACGGATGTAGCGGCAGATTCGATCAGGGAATTCAGGCGGTCTCTGGGGGTCATGGCGCTGGTGGTAAAGGGCTAGGTAGTAGTCATCCAGCAGTTTGAGCATTTCCTGCGGTGTGGCTTGTGGTGGTTTGCGTTTGGGCATTGGCGGTGGGGTTGTAGACGGTGTTGAGGACTGCTGCGGCGA